AACTCTTTGAGACAAAGCGAGCACGAATGCCTGCATTCTTTGAACATGCTAATCCAAACCTCCCACAGTACGCTTGAGTTAGGCCTCACTGTGGAACGCCTCTTGTCTGAACTTGAGGAAAACTTTCCCCAATTCCTACCGCAACCAAACGACCCTACCAACACGATTATGTATAAGAGTGGTCAGCGGAGTGTAGTAGAGTGGGTTGCCCATCGTATCTCTAATGAGGAACTTTAACTATGTGCTTTGGTGGAGCTGCACGCGAAGCTAGGAAAGCTCGCCAACAAGCCGCTCGTGATGCAGCAGATCTGCGTAGGCAGATGGAGACTGACCGAGCTGCTATGCAACAAGAAATGGAACGTAATAGGGCAGAGGCAGGTCGCCTTGCTCCTCCCCCTGCTCCATATAGGACTAGAAATGCAGCTAATCCAGTAGCTGTGAGACGAAAGAAAGCAAACCGATCTGCTGGAGTTGGAACTGAGAGCCTACGTATCCCAATGAATATGGGAGGCGGAGCTAGTGGCGGTGGTGTGAATATCGGGTAGATAGATGAACGCACGAACTAGGTACGATCATTTGACTAGGCACCGTGCCCAGTTTCTTGATAGCGCAATTCAATGCTCTAGGCTTACACTCCCTTACCTCATTCAAAATGATGAGGGACGTACAAGTTGGAAAAGTCTTCCGACACCTTGGCAATCAGTTGGAGCGAAGTGTACGGTAACGTTGGCATCAAAGCTGATGTTGGCACTCCTACCTCCACAGACCACCTTCTTCAAGTTGCAGGTACGTGACGACAAGCTTGGTACTGAGCTACCTGCAGAAGTTAGGTCTGAACTTGACTTGAGCTTTGCTAAGCTTGAGCGTATGGTGATGGATTCGATTGCTGCATCTAGTGATCGAGTTACTGTTCACCAAGCCATCAAGCATCTGGTAGTTGGTGGTAACGCCCTTCTGTACATGGGCAAGGATGGGTTGAAGCACTACCCATTGAATCGCTATGTCGTAGAACGAGACGGTAATGGTAACGTCATTGAGATTGTAACCAAAGAGCTGATTAACAAACAACTTCTTCCAAGCAACTTCCTTGCTGAAGAACCAAAACCAAACTACCCAGGTGATGTTGGTGGCAACGGTACTCTGACCGACAGTGATGTAGAGGTCTACACACATGTACGCCTAGACAACAATCGTTGGGTTTGGCATCAGGAAGCATTCGACAAGAGGATCCCTAACACTGGCGGTAAGGCCCCTAAAGAAGCTAGCCCATTCATCGTGCTGAGGTTCAATACCGTTGACGGTGAAAACTATGGACGAGGGAGAGTGGAGGAGTTTGTTGGAGATCTCCGGTCTCTAGAAGCACTCTCACAAGCACTGGTTGAGGGTAGTGCAGCAGCTGCTAAAGTCATCTTCACTGTTAGCCCTAGCTCTACTACTAAACCACAAACCATCGCTCAAGCTGGTAATGGTGCCATCGTTCAAGGCAGGCCTGATGACATCGGTGTTATCCAGGTTGGTAAGACAGCTGACTTCCGAACTGCTGCTGAGATGGCAGCTACATTGGAACGTCGATTGGCTGAAGCATTCCTTGTTCTTACTGTACGTCAGAGTGAACGCACTACAGCCGAAGAGGTCCGCCTCACTCAGATGGAGCTGGAACAACAACTTGGTGGACTATTCTCCCTGTTGACTGTTGAGTTTCTTCTACCATATCTGAACCGTAAGTTGTTGGTACTCCAGCGTAGCGGTGAAATCCCACGCATTCCCAAAGATCTGGTCAAACCGACGATTGTTGCTGGTATCAATGCACTAGGCCGTGGTCAAGACCGAGAGTCTCTTACGACTTTCATCACGACTATCGCTCAAACGATTGGCCCTGAAGCCTTGATGAAATACATCAACCCAGATGAAGCCATCAAGCGTCTTGCTGCAGCACAAGGTATTGACGTACTGAACCTTGTGAAGAGCATGGACCAACAGAAGGAAGAGACGCAACAACAACTCCAGCAAGCCCAACAAATGGAGCTTACTAAGCAAGCTGGTCAGATGCTTTCCGCACCAATTGCTGATCCCACTAAAAACCCAGAAGCCCCCTCTGTGATTAACAATGCCCTTGGATATGAAGCCGTCCCGCCCACAGCGAGTGCCCAACAAGAAACCGAAAGTGGAGCAACAGCCTCCCCCTGAGGGACCTGATATTGCTATCCCCACCTCATTCGACACAAACAAGTATTCACCCAAGACAAAAATAGGCAAACCATCCATTGGTGTATCCGGTCCGACGAGCTAGGGGGTAGCTCCAGAGAATTCATGCCACTGAGTCGATTAGGATGAGTCGAAAGGCAAGTCCACTTTTCATGCTTGGTGAGTTCCTCTGTCATCAAAAAGCAAGGATAAGGTTGAGTTGATTTGCTCGCTCCCTCCTTTCTAGACTTACATCTAGAAAGTGGCAACTATCCGCTTACCATTATTTCGCTCGGTGAGTAGCCTCTGGGCGTTGACTCTTATCGAGAGACCATGGTCAAG